GTCCATCTGCATTTTGAAAGTGCCAATGTTCCCAGACCCTGGCAGATAGGACGAGCGTGATGCATCGATGATGATCTTGCTCACTTTTCCGTTGATGAATGCAGTTGTTGATGAAGCCGCACCAGTCAAGGTAAAGACTCGACGATTGATTCGAGAACGGCTGAGGTAATTCTCGCCGTCCGTGATGTCAACGAAGTTATCCGCCATTCAACTCACGCTCCGAGTTTAGCCAAAAGGTCAGCCTTCTTATCGGAGTTGGTTGTTGCGATTCCACGATCTTTGCAAAGAGCCATCAGTTTGGCACGAGTCAATTCGGACAGGTCCTCAGCGGGTTCCTCAGTCTTTGGAGCCTCGACCACTTCCTTCATGGCAGCAGTCTTCTTCTCCTCGGTGTCGCTCACGACCTCCCATGAAGTGGACCCGTTGGCGATTCCACCAAGAATGCGCTCCTCGATCCATTTGGCGGGGACGTCCGTTCGAGGATCACCACGAGCAAAGCCCATGCGAACGCCAAAGACGTCGAACTCGATGTACGGTTTGCCACCTGTGTAGGTGATGGTGTATCCCATCAGGGAACACCTCAACGGTATAGCAGGGTTGCTCGAACAACGTCGCCATCGCCAACACCAGCCGAACCGCCACCCGTAAAGGTGATGGTTGCGCCTGAGATGGTTGCAGATGCAGGGGGTCGTGCGCCAGCCGTGAGGTTGGTGAGTCCAAGAATTGAAAGAACCGCAGCACCAGAAACTCCCGTAATGCCTGTGTCCGTGAGGTCAAAGGTGGTTGCGAGTTCTCCTTGGTCAAGGGTCAAATCAACAATCATCATGGCGGTTGCGCCAATGGCTGCGTTTGAGCCAATGGGGGCTTGTAGCCATGCGGTGTTCGATTGGTCTTGCACACCTGCCCAGATCGGGTGGTCTGCAACAACGGTGCAACTTGCTTCGGTTAGATTTACGTTTGCCATTTTTCATCATCTCCATGTTTTTTTTATCCTCATGCGCTCAAATCACGGATTTTGCCGTGTGCGCCATAGAAGAGTTGCCAAAGTTCGCCCATCGTGTGGAAGAGGCCGACCTGTCCCAGACGGTTGATGCCGAATGGATCGCCCGTTTCAATGCCCGACTCATGGTAAAGAGTTGGCTTGGCGGTGCAGAAATACATGTAGTCGGTGTCGAGCATGTAAATGCGGCTGAGGCCACCAGCAGGTGCGTGAACGTCCTTTGCGGGGATGATTGGAACGCCGTTGTAGGTTGCGACAACGAAGCCACCTTCCATGCCAGGAATGCCCTGAACACCGTTCACGGATGGCGAAACACGCTTCATCTCGGTGAATCGCTGCTGAGGCTGCAAGAGTTGTTGGATTTTCTCGATGGTATCATATCCTGTGAGGATAACCTTCGGCTGACCACCACGTTCCCAGACTTCACGGAACATTCCGTCAAGGGTGTTGAGGGTAAGTGGGCGTTCAGCACCACCAGTTCCAGCCGAAACGTTGGCATCGAACCAAGCACGTGTTCCTGCACCTGTGTTTCGGGTGATGGAATACATGTTGTGTCGGTCCAGCGCATCAATGTCTGTGAAAGAAGCAAGTTCAATCTTGGACGAGGACAAAGCACGATCAATGGATTCAAAGGTGTTTCCAGCAGCCGTGTTCACATCACGCAAGAGCATTTTGTTGATGCTCTCAGCGTGGGACTTGGACATTTCCATTTTGATAACTGCCCTTGCATCGCCCAATCCGTCGTCCTTGTCCGAGAGGAACATGGCCGTTTCGGAGAGGTCGAACTTGGAGGCAACCGTCTTGGGTTTCGTGGAAACCTCTTCGAAGGTTGGCTTGGTGGAGTCTGGAAGCGTCCCGTTCTCAGGAAGGCCGACGGCATCATCGGGCTTGCCCGTGACGACACGCCATCCCGACTTCTCCCAAGGCTTCTTGGGGAGAATGGAGAAGGCGTTGAACTCTTGGTTGAGTTGCGACCAAACTTTGCGACCAAAAATCGCTTGGTAGGTTCCAGCCGTGGAGGACATCAAGGGACTGTCTGCCTTGAGCAGATCGGTTCCTGAGTAAGCCCAAGCATTCGTTCCTGCACCTGCACCGTAATACAGGCGTTCCATATCTT